AAAGTGTTCATTACAATCCAACCACACGAATTAAGCACTCTTGACGAGGCATTAGAGAAAGACATAAAAGTTTTTAAATGAAAAAAGAAATCAGTATATTAAAAGAATCATGCCTTTATACAGCTCTTAAAAAAGGCGATAGACTTCTAATCGATGGGCCAGTTGAAATCATTTTAGACAATGTTGGAATTGCAAATAGTCTAGATTATGAGGCTAATATTACTTTATCTATGCCAAAGTCTACATCGTTCATTAAACTTGGACCTAGCAATAGGAGTTTTAATGAGCAAAACAAAGGCAAAAGCAAACTCAATTGAAGAGGATGACTTGTTCGATTCAGAACAAGAAATAAACCTAACTGAAATAGACACCAACATGATTGTAAAGCTACTAGTGCATTGCTTAAGCCAGTGCCTTGTAGATGTAGAAAACAAGCCACCACAATTTGTTAGATCAAACGATACTCTATTCTTTGAACTAGCAGATAGACGTTTCACTATTGAGATTAGAGACTGTAACCTTTATTCCTAAGCAACATACTTAACCCCCATCAAAAAACAGGGGTTAAGGTATCTCTTGACACATTAAAAAGTTTTAATGTCTAATTAACGCATAAAGACACTGTGTGTCGATTATCATATTCCAGTGGATGAGGTAATAAATGGCAATGGGTAGACCTAGCATTTTAACGGATGCTGTTAAAGAGCAAATAATTAGAATGTATGAGCAAAGCCTAACTGATGCACAAGTTGCTAAAGTTTTAGGCGTTACTGAGCAAACAGTTAAAAATTGGAAAAAAAAAGATGATGACTTTTTTATCGCCCTAAAAGAGGCAAAGGAAATTGCTGATGAGGCAGTTGAGGCATCTCTTTTTAAGCGAGCTACTGGTTATTCAAAGAAGTCAGTTAAGATATTCTTTGACGCAAAGACTGGTAAGACAATTGAACATGAATACATTGAGCATTTTGCACCAGATCCCACATCTATGATCTTTTGGTTAAAGAATAGACAGCCTTCAGAGTGGCGCGATAAGAGAGAGTTAGAAATCCCAGAAGGTAGCATTTCAATTAAGATCCAAAAAGATGACGAAGAGCTATGAATATTAACGGAAATTGCTTAGATGAAATGAAAAAACTGAAAGAAAATTCAGTTGATTCTATAGTTACAGACCCACCTTACGGACTGAAGTTTATGGGTAAATCTTGGGATTATGATGTGCCTTCAATAGAAATATGGAAAGAGGCAATTAGAGTTTTAAAACCTGGTGGTCATCTATTATCATTCGGTGGCACTAGGACTTATCATCGTCTTGTTGTTGCTATTGAGGATGCAGGGTTTGAAATTAGAGATTGTATTCAATGGATTTACGGATCTGGATTTCCTAAATCACATAATATAAAAGAAGGTGAATTTAAAGGATGGGGCACGGCCTTAAAGCCAGCGAATGAACCAATTTGTGTTGCAAGAAAGCCCTTAGAAAAGGGCTTAACAGTTGCTGAAAATGTTTTAAAGTATGGAACAGGTGCTTTAAATATTGATGGGACTAGGATTGAAACATCGGACAAGATTAATTCAACAACAAACCAGAATATAAAAAGCAACTCTTACAAATCAGACAATACAGAAAAATACAGAGACACTATTTACAATCAACATACCCAAGGCCGATGGCCAGCAAATGTAATATTTGATGAAAATGCAGCTCAGACGCTTGATGAACAGAGCGGACTATTAAAGAGTGGATCATTTAAACAAACAGGAAAATCTGCTAATACTGTTCAACCTGGTGGTTGGAAAACTGCAAATAGAAATGAAAAAGATTTCGGTCCTGCAAATTCAGGCGGCGCATCACGATTTTTCTATGTAGCAAAAGCAAGTAAGCGCGAACGAAATGCAGGGCTTGATGAATTGGATTTAAAACAAAAATATTCCTTAGAATCATCAAAATCAAATTCACATGATTGCTTTACTAATGGAGATAAAAACCCGTGTATTCCACAAGCAAATCATCACCCAACTGTAAAACCAATCAAACTAATGGAATATTTAATCAAGTTAGTGACACAACCAAAAGGCATTGTGTTAGATCCATTTATGGGCAGCGGTAGCACTGGAATTGCTGCAAAGAAGTTAGGCTTTGAGTTTATCGGCATTGAGCTTAATGAAGAGTATTTCAATATAGCTGATAAAAGAATTAATGCAATCTGAATTTAAAAAGACACTAGCACAAAAGAAAGCAACCGTAGTTTTAGCTGGACCCGCAAAACACGTTGCTCTATCTGGTGGCTCAAGGGCTGGTAAGTCTCTTTTAATTATTTATGCAATTATAATTAGAGCTGCAAAGGTAAAGTCTAGACATTGTATTTTAAGACTAAACTTTAATCACATTAAAAGATCTATTGTAATGGACACGTTCCCTAAAGTTATGAGCATGTGTTTCCCTAATCTTAAATACACGATGAATAAAACTGATTATGTAGCAATACTTCCAAACGGATCAGAGATATTTTTTGGTGGTTTAGACACAGGTGAAAGAGTTGAAAAGATTTTAGGACAAGAGTTTAGCAGTATATTTTTTAATGAAATAAGCCAGATTGATTATTCGTCAGTACAAGTAGCACTTACAAGGCTAGCTGAAAAGAATGAGCTTAAGAAAAAAGTTTATTATGATATGAACCCAGGAACTAAAGCTACATGGCCATACCAAGTATTCATAAATAAATTAGACCCAATAGAAAACGTGCCATTAAAAAACATAGATGACTATGCTTATTTTCAAATGAACCCAATTGATAATCTTGAAAACATTGATTCTGATTATTTAAAATTATTAGAGGCAATGCCTGAAAAAGAAAGAAACAGATTTCTTAATGGTGAGTTTAACGATGAATCAGATGGCCAAGTTTATTATTCATTCAGAAGAGATCAACACGTTAGTCCAGTTTCTAAACAACCAGGAACTATTTTTATTGGAATGGACTTTAACGTTTCACCAATGACAGCAGCAATAATTCAACTCATCAACAACAAGCTATGTATACTTGATGAGGTTTATTTAGAAAACTCAGACACATACAAAATGACAAGTGAGTTAAATATTAAAGGATTAAAAGGCTCTACAATTATTCCTGATAGCACTGGTGCAAATAGAAAGACATCTGGAATGTCAGACTTTAATATTTTAGAGCAAGCAGGATTTAGAATAATGCCAACAAGAAATCCTTTTGTGTTTGATAGGGTGAATAATGTTAATAGACTATTCCAACAAGACAGGATTATCATTGATCCTAAGTGTAGGAAATTAATTAACGACTTAGAAAAAGTATCATGGAAAGATAATAAGCTCGATCAATCAGGACCTAATAAGCACTTGACGCATATTTCTGATTGCTTAGGATATGCATGTTGGGCACTAGATCCAATTAATCCAAGTGTTGCTAAGGTCGAGTTTCAAGGAAGGAAATAAATAATGTCTTTAAATTATGCAAATTCAGCTATCTTAAAAAAGATTGCTCAAGAGATTAAGTCATTTGAAAACTTAGAGAGAAAACAATTATCTCTAAAGCAATTTGAAGTTTACATGGATCGCATGTTGCCATTCGTTAAACAACATCTACAAGCTTTCTATGGTGCTGATGACATCAACTCATTGCCAGTTATTAGTGCAATTAATCTTTGTAAGAGAATTGTAAATCAAGAGGCAAAGATTTACATGCAATGTCCTAAGCGCACATTTACAGGAGTGAGCGAAGAACAAGCCATGTTCTTAGAAGAGCTTTATGAATCAATGAATGTTGATGCAATGATGTTAAAATCTAATCAGTACTTTAAATTACAAGCTCAAAACACTGTGCAGATTATTCCAATCGAAGGTGAGTTAAAGTTAAGAGTATTACTAAATCATCAGTATGATGTTGTGCCTCACATGTTAATGCCAGAACATGCAGATGCTTACATATTAACAGGCTATGATAAGAATATTAGATTACCACAGCTACAAGAAAACTCTGATGGCACTAATCAGACAATTGCTGATTACAATGATTATTTATCTGATGTTAAATTATCAGTGCTTTGGTCTAAAGATTTTAATTTCTTGTTTGATGATAATGGGAATGTAATTGGTGGTGTAACACCTAATCCAATTGGCATGTTGCCATTCATAGACATTAGTCCTGCAAAGGATTTTGAATTCTTTATCAGAGACGGTGCAAGTGTAACTGATTTTACAATTCAGTTTAATTCATCTCTTACAGACATGTCTCAGATAGTTAGGATGCAAGGTTTTGCACAAGCTTATCTCATTGCATCTGAAACAACTATGCCAACAACCGTTCGAACAGGACCAATGATTGCAGTTAAGTTACCGATTAATCCTAACCAACCAGACATAAGACCAGAGTTTGGATTTGCTCAACCCAATGCTGATATCAGTGGATCAATGGCATATCTTGAATCATTAATGGCTTTATTCTTAT